GGCACCAAGCCGACGAAGTTGATTATGAGGAAGAGTCAGATGACTGACCGGACATCGGATCTTGACTTCAAACTGGCTCCCACTCTAGAGGAGTCGGACGTGCGGGCATGGGTGGATCCGGAGCCTGATCTGATCACTATCCAGGAGATAGGCGATCCAGAGTATACAGTGAAGTTAACCGTCTCTGACGCACGAGCTTTGCGCGATTGGCTCAACAAGGTGCTTCCATGACCAAGGATCGGAAGCGCGTTCACGCGCTGTCCATGACGTTCAACCTGCTTTGTGGTACGCGCGCGGGGAACCGGACTTCCATCGTGAAAGGTCCCAAGGACAAAGGCGGCTGGTCAATCGTGACGTGTCAGCGCTGCAAACGGCTGCGCAAGACCGGGAGATATGCGTGATGTCCTCAAATCAGATGGTCGAACGCTTGTCTGGTTCACTGTGGATGATCACGAAGCCAGGAGGCTACACGCATATCAACCAGCTTGGCCGCGTCTACCGCGACAAGGATATGGCGTTGAGGCATCGAGATTTTGATGAGGTTGTCGTCGAACTGAGACTCGCTGACGAGACGTCAGCGCCACCGACAGTCTACGCCTCGCTATTCCATCCCAACCAGTTGCAGGCGCTCATCCAGGCGCTTCCGATTCGGGACGGATATACCCAGTGGGGTCACCTTCACGGGATGATCACGCGTTGGTTGCAAACAGGCGATCCGAACACGGTGACGATGCGACCGGAGGAACCGGCACGTGAGCTAACGCTACTCGACTTCGGCTACGCCCCTGGAAACTACACTTTCAAGTGCCTCGACTGCGGACAAGAAGGGGTCGGGGACAAACGAGCAAGCCGGTGTGAGACATGCGCGACTCAGGCACTTCGAGAGAACCGCAGAGGCGCTGTGAAAGCCTCAGCGCCCTTTTGCAACTGCGTCGGAGGCGAATGCCACGGACCTAATGAGGCAAGCCGTTGGGGTCATCGGTGCCGCGCCGATGCTTGCGCGAATAGCAACCAGTGAACGGGTCAGAAGCTACAAAGGTAACAAAATGAGTTTTACAACTTACGACTTCGACGAGACGCTCAAAGGTTGCGGCGTCGAACGCACCGACATCAAGCGCATTATCGCTGCTCATGGCGTCACTGAGGCTGGCTGCTGTGACAATTGCGGCGGCGAGTGGAGAGGCGGCTTCCTGATGGAGCTGAAGTCAGGCAAGTTCGTCTACCTGAGCGGCTGGTGCGATTACACCGGCTGGGGCTGCCAGGATGGCACGGAGCGCAAGGACTTCGACACCGAACCTGCATTGTCTGATCTGGACAAGCAGGAGTGGGAAACGTCGTTGCCAGACCTACAGCGCTATATAGAAACAGGCGTTGAGGCGCCGTGAGCGAGAACGATGCCCGCTAAAACATTCAAATCGGCAACTGCCACCGTGCGTAGGTCGTCGAAATGCTTCCTCGGCTGGACAACTATCGTGAGCTTTCTCACTGAAGATCGCGAGGTCGCGATATTCGCGCCCACGAAGCCATTGCTGATTCGCGCGGTGAAGGAACTCTGTCCGCTAGTGGAAATGGACCCGAAGCGATTCCAGCGCGTGGCCTACTTCCAACAGACGCGCATCACGAGAAGCGCTCAGGGCAAGACGGAGAGTCAGAAGTGAAGATCAAGGGTTACGAGGTGCCTCACAGTGTGTTTGAGAAGCTCTGTGGTCGACTCGACCGTGGACCGGCGACCGCTGGGCAGCTAGTCATCGTTGCCGAGAATGCTGGCGTTCCTCGCGGTGAGGAATCGATGCGGGCGGTCGATCGGTGGATACAGAAACAGCGCAAGGCAGGCTTCATAGAGTTCGTGAACCGCCAGTGGCAAATACGACATCCACAGCACTCGGAAGCTCAAAAGCCTTGATCAAGTACCATGGAACGCCCTTGACACCGATCAGCGCCATGCTCGAGTCATTCAAAGGCCGACATGCGATGGTGTCATTCGACAGGCCAGACCAGATCGCGGAAGCGTGTGAGGTCTGCCAGTCGGTCGTGCTCGACAATGGCGCTTTCTCAGCTTGGAAAAAAGGCGAGCGGCACGACTTCGAGGGCTATGTCGCCTGGGCCGATCAGTGGATCAAGCATCCCGCGGTTGAGTGGTGCGTGATTCCCGATGTGATCGATGGAAGCGAAGATGATAACGACGCCCTGCTCGCCGCGTGGCCCCTGCGCCGAGATTGGTCGGTTCCGGTCTATCACTTCCACGAATCCATGGACCGCCTGTCGCGCCTGGTGAGCACATATAGCCGTGTCGCGCTCGGCAGCTCGGGCGAATTCGCCGAGATTGGAACGCCGCGGTGGTGGACTCGCATGGCCGAGATTATGGAGGTGTGCTGCGACACTGACGGCCTGCCGCTCGTGAAGCTCCATGGCCTGCGCATGCTGGACACTGGGATATTCTCCCGCGTACCGCTCGCCTCGGCTGATTCGACCAACGTTGCCCGGAATATCGGGATCGACAGCCGCTGGAAGGGAACGTACATACCGCGGTCGAAGCTCTCCAAAGCCCTGATCCTGATGAATAACATCGAGGATCACATCGCAGCTCATCGCTGGAACGGCAATGGAGCCGGCTTTCAGCAGAACATGGAGCTGCTGGGATGACGGTCGTATCTGATGACCTCGTCGAGCTCCATCGGCGTATCGCGATGCTCGAGGCGCTAGCCAATCATTTGAGGCAGTGCGGAATCTGTACGGCGCCAAAGTTGTGCCTCCATGGCCAGATGCTTTGGGATACCTCAAAGATTGATACGCAACAAGATACATCCACTGCGGAGCATAAATGAGCGACCTAGAAGATGAATTCATCGGGCACCTTATGACCTTCGACAAAAAGGGCCAAGGTGACGAGATCATGAACGAAAACATATTTCTGGAAGTCACCAACGCCACCAAGGACGGCAATATAGAGCTCGCTTTCACTGATCGTAACGAACGGTGCTATGTGTCGTTCAGTCTGCCTCAGCTACTCGAGTACGTCTGCCGTAAAGGCGTCACCGACTAGTGCGAGAGAAGCTCAATGATTCAGAAGTGCCGATGTAGCAAGTGTCGAAAACGCTTCGAAGTCAGGTACCGGAAGCACGCCGGTGTGTGGGAGGTCTATGAAAAAATCGCCGCCGCACATCGAAAGTTGCATCCCTATTGCGCCAGCAAGTGTGGAACAGTCCACATACGAGCACAAGTCAATGGATCATAAGCTCGATTGGTTCTACGGACCGACCAAAACGGATCCAGACCCTGGGAAGATGTGGCATCGGGGCTGTGGCGGGGAAGTTTGGTATCTATCAGATGGACTAATTTGCTCAAAGTGCCATCAGCAGGAAAGCAGACAAGACAGCGCATCGGAGAGTCAGACGTGAAGAAGTACGTGCAGGTTCTTTGGTGGTATCCGCTAGCAATGGCAGTAGTGGCCTGGATAGCCGCGTTAGCTGGGTTGGTTGCTGGTGCTGCTATCGGCTCTTTCGAATGCTACAAGTAACCGTGAGCGGTGAGCAGACATGAAATTGAGGTTTGAGTTCACACTGGAAGAGGCTCACCAGCTCAGGGCCTATGCACAGGCACGAGATCAAGGAATGGACGCTGGTTGGTACTATGGAAACAAGGGCCGATTCGAGCAGCGCCATGAGCGCATCCTTGCGGAGCTGAATAACCTGACGAGAAGCGCTCACCCCACGTCCGAGAAACAGACATGACTTGCACGCATCTGCTGAACGGTATCGAGGACTGCGTATTCTGCCAGCGCGATCAGTTGCGTCAGGAACTCTCCCTCGCCGAGGAAGGGCTGGCGAACTACCAGCAGGAGAACGCGCGGTTGCACTCTACGCTCGCACGTAGGCTCCAGGAGCTGGCCGACGCCAAATGGCTTATCTGCAACGGTGAGAAGCATTTCGGCTCGCTGTGGCGCGATGCAACGGCCGAGGACATCAACGCGGTTACCAGACGTGCTCTACCACAGCCCGGTGAGCAGAAATAGGCGCGTGAATACCAGCGGGAACGGTGCTCGCGCGCCGACCGGTCTGGGAATAAACTACGAACCCTGGCCCTGCAGCAGGGTGCGCCGAATACCTGCAGTCCAACTAACAGCGGGTGACACGTGACCAAGGCGGAAGCGGCTGAGTTCGTGCGACAGCACTGGGATGAAGCAGACGGCTGTGGCTCGTGCGGCTGGAAGTCGTGTCTGTACGAGCACGAGCCGATCGAAGTGGACGATGAGGATCTAGCACAGGGGTACGTGCGGTTTCCCTGCTTCAGCGAGGATACGAGAGAGAATGGCGTTCATCGCGGCATTCGCATCTACTTCCCGGATCAACCATGACCAGAGCAATCTATGAAACGGTCATCTGGCTACCAAAGACACGCAGCTGGAAGAAGATTACGATGAGCTACCCGTCACACTGGCTAGCGAGAGTATGGGCTCGCTTGTTCGGGTGGAGACTCATCGGATAACTCAACGGAACGTAATGTGAGTGCTTCCGCCCTGAACAAACTGCAGCAGCCAGAGTAGTAGAATCACTCCGACGATCACGTAGATCACAACCTTGATGATCTGCGGGATACCCGGTATCTGGTTGATCCCCCATAGGATGAGTCCCACGATACACAGGGCGATGAAAGCAACGAGCAGCGTTGTGATCATGGAAACCTCCGTAATAGAAACGCGCCAGGCTTGAGCTTGTTCCCCTCAATGTCGCTGAAGCTGGGGAATCAATTCTGATTGGAGTCCGGCGAGTCTTTGGATGGCATCACGACACTCACCGGCTCCATCCCCAAGGTCTTGAGCAAGCGATCGATCGCCTGATGCTGCGGGGGGATCAGTAGTTCCTGACTGATGGCCGGAGGCTGGCACTGGATCACGACGGGGGGCGGGCTTGGCTTGAGCGGCTGCGAGCAACCGGCGAGCGAAGTCCCGATCAGTAGCAGCGTTATCGCGCTCTGCCATGAGCTGAGAGACGACTTGAGCATTGTGGGCCTCGGTGGATTGGCGGGCGGTGATCTGGGCTTGTAGGGCGTCTGCGGCGGCTTTCTGGGCCTTGGCGTCGGCCTGCGCCACTTCGGTCTGGTAGGTGGCGAATTTCGTCTTCAGGCCGTCGTAGCGAATATTGTCGATCCCATGTGCGATAAATCCGCCCGCCGCGGCAGTAACCATATACGGCCAGGCGATACGCAGGAACGCGAGGATGGCGGTCATGGGGAGGCCTGAGCGATTTTCGCGCTATTGTGGAATCCCCGGCGCGCGGTCATGAGACCGGAGATGATCAGGATCGCGTGCGAGACCACAGGTCCCCACTTGGGCCCCAGCGTGGTCACGATGACATTGATCGTGGCCTGATCCACGAATTCGAGTGTGGCGATGCCAGCGGTAATGAAGCCGATGATCTTCGTACCGTGGCTCGCCCACCAGCCTTGCCAGATTGAGACGATGCTCATGTGACTCCTCCGATCAGTAGTAGTTGTGCAAGTTTCTGATAGCGCCCGGCGAGCTCGGGATTCTCGACGTGGCACTCTGTGGCTGCGGATGCCCAGTCCTGCCGGGAAAGCGCCGCTAGCATGTGCGGGAAATGGAGAAGCCCGGCGAGTCCGTTGTTGAAGGCGATGTCGAGCAGGACAGACTGGCGTACGGGATCGAGCGGCGCATACCAGGGGTACTTGGCGAGTGCCTCCTGCAGCTCTTCCAGTTGCGCCTGAAGGGCGGCTGCGGCGACTCTCTGGGAGATCCCGGCGTCGATGTTCAGGCCGTAGCCGATAGTCTTGTGGCCTTCCGTGTCGACGTAGAGGGTTGCCCGGAAGCCCTCTTCCTGCCGCAGACGCGGAAGCACGATGTCGATGGCTGTCACAGCCGTCTCCGATGGATCCCCGATTCCGCGAGCGGATCATCCCCGGCTCGATCCCGCAGCACAGCAACCTTGGTGCGAATCTCCGCGAGGGAGTCCGCTACCAACTGCCGGTTGAGAGATGCGCTCTCGTTTTGTTTCTCCAGCATCTCCTTGACTTCATCAAATTGGCCTTTGACATCAACTGCCACCTTAGCGGCAATCGCTTCCTGCTCCGTCCGGGTTGGACGAGCATTCAACCTTGCCTCCAGTCGTACTAACCACGCCACAATGGCGCCCAGGACTCCCAGTCCACCCCAAACATCGTTATCTGGTATTTGCACATCTATCGATCTCTTATTGCTTTCAAACTGTGCCGTCTGCACGGCTCGCTTCATACCGCCGTGCTAGGCTCTCTTCCCCACAAAAAGGATGTCGGGTATGAGAATAACAATCGGTCTGTTTGCCATATTGCTGACGGCTTGCGGTGGAACCGCTGTTACACCCGCCACAACCGCTCAAAGCGCTACTCCACCGACCGTTCAAGGCCCGATCGTGTTCGTAGGAGATAGCATCACGCAGTTCTGGGACTGGGGCGGGTTCATCGTTCCCGATCCCACCCTCTCGGTTCTGGTGCCGGGTGAGATCAATGACGGCATCGCGGGCAATCGCACCGATGAGATGCTGGCTCGATTCGATGCCGTCCTGGCCCAACATCCGGCAGTGCTCGTAATCCTGGGGGGTACGAATGACATCCGTCAGATCCAAAACCCCACGGTCGACAACATCGCAACCATGGCGGAACGCGCCTCGGCGACCGGCGCATGGGTCATTATCGGTACCGTGCCGCCTGCCAGCGTGACACTCTATCCCACGAGTGATGCGCCCGATGATCCGACCAACCTCGCCCGTATCCGGGCCTTCAACGTCCAACTGCGCACCCTGGCGAACGCCTACGGCTATACGCTGGTCGACTACTACAGCGCCATGGTGAATGCGGATGGCACACAGAATCAGAGCCTGTTCCTGCCGGCTGACCTGATTCATCCCAACATCGAGGGATACCATGTAATGTGGACCGTACTGCAGCCTACCCTGCGGGCTGAGATGCGCTAGAGGTTCCACGATATCTCCGTCAATCCTGGCAATCCGCCCACGCCTCCATTGGTGAAGTTCGCCGTACCGACAATATCCTTGAAGACGCTGATAGCCCCTGTCGCGGCGACAATAACGACCTGGCCCAGTTGATTCAGGGTGCCGCCGCTGTCCTCGACAATGACAGCCTGGCGCAAATTGGCGGAAGGACGAAACTGCACCGGAAGAACCACTCCATACGCAAAGCTTGCCGCCGCCGTAGTCGTGCCTTGGGTCGCTGGTAGAGCAAGCGTCACCATCTTCCCGTTGGGCGACATACGCACGGTCCACTGGACTGCAACAGTCAATGCGCCCGTGCAGGCCGTGGAGGCGGATGTGAAGCTGTCATTGTCGATGCCGTAGACACCACCCAGAACATCCGAGTAGAGATTGCTACTGGAGCTTCCACTCAGAGTAATGTTCGTGCGCGCGCCGATGAACAGATTGTTTGTGACGTTACCGCCTGCCTGCCCGACGACAGTACCCGACTGAAGGGTCTCGATCACGCTATCGGAGAGGGTATAGGCGGAAAGCGTCTTGCCGCTGGTGGCGCTTGAGCCGTTGCGGATATTCAAGGCCTGCATGGTTACGCCGGTATTGAACCTCACCAATTCGTTGACACTGTCGGACTGACAGTTATCGATTGTCCAGGCCACATTGATGCCAGCGGAGTTGGCGATGTAATACCCGTATTGTGGCTGTAGCCCCCCACCGATAACCTCTCCTCGCATGTCTCGGAAGGAGATATCGTCACAGGCTTGATTACCCGTCTCACTCACATAGGCAAGCCCATGGGCGTTCGCGAACAGGCCGCCATAACATTTGAAGTTTGAGCAGTTCTCTAGCTGTATGCACAGTTCATTCACAGATCCGCTATTGCCCGTATTAAACAGGGAACAGGCGATCACTCTATGCTCGACATTGCTCTGTGAGCCGGAAGCCACCGTAGTAAAGGTGGAAGTCCATCCCTGTGGGTTCGTCGAGTTCCACGATAAGACAATGCTACCAGGCTGGTTGTTGTATATCTCACAGTTGAACCAGGTGTTTTCCTCGGAGGCATACTGGTAGCCCACTACCTTGAAGGTACTGGTCGTGGATGTCTTGATGTTGTTGAATCGGTGGATGCCAGCGCCCGTGGCCGCCAGAGGTCGTGCGCAAAAGAATAGGGTCAGCGGTACTGCACTGGAAACAGTGTTCGTCTTGACCGAGAAGTTGTTGAAAGTGCATTCGTTGGAGGCTGTGAGATCGAAGGTATGCCCGTTATTGTTACCCGCTACGAGAGAGCAGCCCGCATTAGAGCTTGCATTGCCGCTGGACTCATCGTTGAAGGTGACCCCGTGAATATTGGTCCAGTTGACCGCGGTGTTGAGCGCGTAAGGAGCGGTCGCGCCCCAGCGGACCACGCAACCCAGCTTATTCGCCACCTGTCCTGCCGCAGTGAAGGCGGCCGCCATATCAGTGGTGCCAGGAGTGGTGTTGGTTCCATAGCGATCCACATATCCCGGGGGATATGAATAGTTCGTCGGCGTCACCCCGGCTGAAACTTCAGCGGCAGTGCGCGCGTAGTAGCCGATATTGCCCGAGACCAAATCGAGCAGCGGTGCGGCATTGACACCCAGGTAGAGTTGTGCCCAGGAATGGGTCGAATCACCCAGTGTGAACGTATTGGTTGGGTTGGGAATCAGATTGATACTGAGTTGTCCCGCTCCGAACCCACCTGGGATGTTATCGACCGGCCAGCCCGGGATCGTGTTGCCGAACTGATCGGTCAGGGCGAATTTGTAGGTGAGCGTCGGATCGAGCCATAAAGAGCACTCACCCCGGAAATTCAGGTTGATCGGGTTGGTGTTCTGAGTCGTCTGGGTCGAGTCGACATAGGTCGCCTGGAGCGTGCTTGTCCCGGCCCTATAGGTCGTGAGAATACCAAACGCCAACGGCAGGCCGTTGTTGTCGAAGAACTTCTGAACACCCGTGGGTGAGAGTTGCGCGGTCATGAGTAGGAAAACACCACTGCACCATTCCCTCCGGTCGTTGCCGGATCTCCGATGCCACCGCGGCCGTTGCCGCCCGCGAGGCCCCCATAATTGACACCCGGAATGCCGGTGCCTCCCGTGCCTCCGAATCCCCCTCCGGCCGGTGTCTGACCGTTGTTTCCCGTGTGTCCGCTGGTGTTCACCACCGTGCCCCCGGAGGCGGTTCCTCCAGCCCCTCCACTACCCGGAGCGGAAAGACTGGTCGCCGCAGTTCCCCCTGCCCCTCCATTGGCGGTGATGGCGGTAATCGTGAACGTCCCGCTGCTGACGGTGGATGCGGTACCCGAGGCTCCGGTGCCCCCTGTCGGAGCGCCTCCAGATCCCACGAAATAGGACATGGTCTGCGTACCGGCACCCGCGACGGATATCGAGGTGCGGGAATAGCCTCCCGAGCCTCCCCCACCACCGCCGGCATCACTGATGTCATCGCCGAACCGAGCTCCACCGCCACCGCCCGCGCCAAAGACCTCAACCACGAGGGTGGTAAAGCCTGCGGGAATGGTTTCCGTCCCAGAACCCGGGGTCGTATAGATCCGCGTCACCCCGGGGGTTGCCCCACCGAGGGCGAGCAGGTTGGTCGTGAGGTAACTGCCTGCACGAAGGGTCGTGTTGCTGGCCGTACTCGCTGCCTGGGCCCAGGACACTCCAAAGGTGCCGGCGCCAGAAACCAGCAGCACGCCTTTGTAGAGCACGCCATTGCTGTTTGAGGTGGTGGAGACCGTCGCATAACTGATAGTCGCGCCATAGAAGCTCTCGAGCTTCGGCCCGTAGGCGGCGGCATTGACTAGTCCTGTCGCCACCGCCGGAGAGGTCGCCCGCGAATCCGTCGCCGACCCATTGCCGGTGAACTTGAAGCCAGCGCCGGCGGCGACCGAATCAAAGAGCATGAACAGCTCGTAGGAGTACTTGCCGATCTGCAGGGTCGGCGTGACGAGATCGGGATCCGCGGTGAGCGTGACCGTGCTTTGCCGGGCGGTATCGGCGGGTTTCACGACCGAGTAGCCGTTTGTTCCGGAAGCGTACTGGTAGATGAGGACACGCCAGATCCCCGAGCCCATGTACTCCGCAAGGAAAGAGTCCCCATTGGCAGCGATAATGTTGGTGTTACCGGGGAGAACCAGGCTGGAGGATGCCGTCAGGGTGGGCGTTCCCGAGATACGCACGATGTAGATCGGCGCCACGATCTGGGCGGAGGTCCCGAAAGAAGTGATCGTCGCGGTCCCTGTGATCTGGGCGTTGTGACCGGAGACGCTCCCCAGGTCGGTCGTGGTGGCCGCAGCGATCGGCACTTCTGCCCCGAAGGTTCCGACATTCACCCCCACGCCAGAACCTCCGTAGAGCTGCCACACGCCGTTGATGGAGATGATGGAGACGAACTGCCCGGAGAGGATCTGGTTGGCTCCGAGCGCCGTTCCATTGGGGTTCAGGATGGCCTGGGGGCCCGCTCCATTCACGTTGATGGTGCTGGGACCGGTATTGCTGTTCGATGGAAGCCAGTAGATCACCTGCCCGTTGGTATTGGCCGGGACGGGAGAGGTGAAATTCAGGATGTAAGCGTTCGATACGCCCGTGTCGACCCCGCCATAAAGGGACAGGAGCGCGGCATCCACGATGTTGTCGACCGGGTAACCGGGGATCGCATTGCCTGCGGAATCGGTCAGAGCGAACTTGTAGGCGACATTGGGCAGCAGCCAGATGGACGCCTCGCCTCTGAAATTGAGGGTGATCGGATTGGTGTTCGTCGTGGTCCCGGTGGAATCGATGTACGTCGCGATCGGGTTATTGGTGCCGCCCGCGTAGGTCGTGAGCAGCCCGCCGGCCAGTGGGACCCCGTTATTGTCAAAAAACTTCGCCACCGGTGAGGGCGCAAGGAAGGCAGCTGTCATATACTGCCCTCATGAATCCCATGGGTGCGTGGTGGCTGTTCGCCGCTCTTTTCAAAGCTGCTCGAGTATGGGAAAGGCGTTTGGCCCGTCGCCGGGCTCAATTTGATGCCTTCATGCGCAAGGTGTTTATGGAGCATCCGAAAGACTCCTGATGCCCTTCTGCCATTTCTTGACGGCAGCGTGCTCAGTGGCCACAGATCCGACCTTGGCGCCCATCGCTTCCCCGACTGCCGCCCCGCCGGCAGCTCCTAATGGCCCAAGCGTAGATCCAGCGCCGGCTCCGGCGGCCCCGCCCACATGGGCCAGAGCCCGGCTCATAAAGCCACGTTTCACGGCATTCGCAGCTTGCGCGGCAGCGCCCGGATAGGACTGGTTCACCGACAAGATGTTGCCGGCTGAGCGAAGGTCCTGAACGCCTTGGAGTACTTCGGATTGATCGGCGAAAGCGCTTTGGAGCTTGGCGGAGTTCGCCTTGACGACTTTCTCTACTCCGCGAGCGTTCCATTGGCCCGAGGTCGAGTTGCCGGCGTCGTTGATCTTGTTCAGCAGATGCGCCTTGATTTCGGCCTTTGCGGCTTGCGCCAGAGGCTGGATTTCCTGCGGCATCGTGTCGAGCGTCTTCAGAACGTTGTCGAACTGGGCAACCGGGAGACGCGTCAGGGTGTCAGGCACCTTCTCAAAAGGTGTCGTACGGTTGATGGGTGTCTGCGGATCGTGCTCCATGAGCCGACTGATGCCATTCGGGTTATCGAGCGTCTGCTTGCGCATCTGCACGAGCGCGCGGGCCGGACCATAGATATCCTCACCGGCTCCTTTCAATACATCGTTGTCGAGTACGTCTTTGAGATCCCCGATCGCGCTCTTGTTGTCATTGGTCCAGATCTGGTTCAACCACTGACGCACCTGTTCGGCGCCGGCGACATTGAATCCCTGCGGGGATTGTTTGCGAAACTCCCCGAGCTGATTCTCAACCGAGGTAAGCAGATTGCCCTGATCTTTGGCGAGCAGCGTGTTGCGGAACTTCGGGTCCTGAAGGAGGGCATCGACACCTTCAAGATTTGTGACCGGGCCACCGCCGGCGCGCTGATCTGCGGTCCCATAAATCTTTTTGCGCTGCTGCTCGAACCATTCTCCCAGCGCATCGAAGGGTTTGGCGATCACTTGGCCGCGAGAGTTGAGGCTGTCTTCATCCGTGCCCAAAGTGCCGCCCGTCTTTTCCACGAGTCCCTTGGAATGCCGTTGCAGGGCTTCGCGTTCGGCATCAAATTGCGCCTTGGCCTGAACGCCTGCGGGTTCATCAAACTTGCTGAGCTGCCAATCCGTGGCCGCCGCTTTGGCATCCCCCTGCAAGGCACTCTCACGCGCATTCTCCACGCCTACACGCCGTAGAATATCGGCCCGCGCATCACTAGCACCCTTAGGCAACCCGCCTTCTACGGGCTCGGTATCGATGGAGACACCCGGTTTACCTGGTACAGCCTCTACCTCAAAAGGTATTGCTCGGGATGCCCCCGCCATTGAAGGTTCGGCAGTAGTAGCGGGCTTTTCGGTACCCCAACCCGGACTTGTGCGTGTGGTGGGGATATCGGTGCTTATCTCTCCCACGAAAGGCTTGGCGCCGAGTGCGACCTGCCCAATCCCGGAAATGATCGGGCCGAGTGCGGTCGATCCACCACCAGTTGTCGGGAGGGCTGTTGACGGGGGACCGTATCCGATCGTGCCAGCCTTGTCGGACAGCAAAGGATTTCCGCCTCCCACGTCTTTGCGTTGATTTAAGCGGTTTATGTCGGTGGCATTGTTGATCGTCTCGCTGAGGATATCGAAAGCCTTTCCGGGCCAATTGAGCGGACTGCGCGGGCTATCAACTAATAGGTCAGCCGCCTGAGTCGCCGCATCTTTAGGCTGATAGGTATGTTCGGAAATGAATTGCTGATTCCGTTTATCTACTTCTGATAGTGGTACGCCTGTGGCAAGGTCGTAGACACTTCGAGCACCGGCCGCAGCATTGGCAGCGAGTCCAGTAGCTGCATGAAGGAACATGCCACTTATCGTCGATTTCCAAGGTCGGATTCCTCCAGTCTGAATGCTTTTGTTATCCGTATTCTGTGCGTGTGCCGCAAGTGCAGTATCCAGAGGGTCACTCGACTGGGTATCCGCAGCTCGCGTGGCAAGAGCCATATCCAAAGGGTCACCGCTCACGGCAACTGCCCTTGCTCGAGTGCCTGGAGGTTTTTGCGCTTCTGCCGCAAGGATGCCGCCTCACTGGGAGATAGTTCAGATAGAACCTTCTGGACCGCCTGTGGATCTTCTTTGATGCGCTTCTGTGCGATCTCCAGCCGGAAGATATTTGGATCGAAGTTATCGACCCACGCAGATTTGAATTGTTGGACCGCCTTAGGACTCGGATTTCCGGTAAATCCTTCGATCTTATCTAACCCTTTGCGGTATGAGTGCAGTCCTTCCGCAAGCGCCTGATTCAGGTCGTTCTTATCCTGTAGTGCTTTCTGTTGGTACTGGGCATTGCCAGCAATCGCCTGCGAGGTCTGCGAACCCTCATTGGTCGAGGGCAGCCCCATCTGACGACGCGTAAGGGCTGCTTGACGGTCTAGATAAGCGCCAATGAGTTGGTAATCCGCCACATTGTTGGCTCCGAATGGCGCACCCATGGCTCCCAAGGCGTGATGCCAGATATCAGTGCCCGGTCCTGTCGCAGTATTCGCCGACAGCTTGCGGATGACATTGCTCAAAGAGACATTGGTGCCGTAGTCATTGTCGGCCTCCCGCACCTGCGCTATATGCTCCCGAGCGGCTTGCGCGGCAGCACGAAAGTTTTCCTGAACTGCGGTCGGTGCGTTGGGCGGTGGTGCATCATCTTGTGCCGTACGTGGGGCACCAGATTTTTGTGGAGTCCCTGTGCCACCGCCCAATGTGGCCACTCGCCCCGTAGAGGGAGTAACGGTCGCAATCGAACCCGCTGGAGTGGTCACCACCTGCTGCTTATTGATCGGCGTGCCCGCTGGCGTGACTCCCGTACCGAATCGATTGATCCCCACCGGCTGAATCTGAGTACCGGTATCGACCGTGCCCGCCGTCGTTTGCGGCTCACCCGTCGCCGCCGCCGCCCAGCGGGCTGCTATCGAACGTAACTGATCCTGGCTTGCTCCATTGGGCAAGTGCATGATCTGACTGGTCAGCAACCGGCTATATTGCGGGTCATTCGGATGAGCCAGCCGCAGACGTTCGATGTCATTTATGATCTTGCTATTATCTATGTTTGGATCTGCCGCCCAAGAAGCGAACGTATCGCCCATCTCCTTCTTCTGGCTCACTGTGAGGTTCTGATGTGCCTGCTTGTTGGCGATCACCTCATTGGCCTGGGACAGGAGTGAGCTGACCTGACTCTGTCCATAGACAGGTGCGACACGAAGGATGTCATTCGCCATCTTCTGGCGATCGAGTCCGCCGTTACCGTCGTCGTACTGACCGCTTTTCGCACCGTAAATCGCCACCTGTTGAGCAGCCTGCAGTTCACGGTTTTTCTGCTGATCCTGCTGGACGTTCGCGGCAATGCCTTGCTGTTGAATGGCTCCGGTAGCCAGATTCTGCTGCGCCTGACGAATGCCGATGATCGAGGCGAGCGTGGAGAGCCCCTGATTCGGATCAGGCGGTTTGATCTGCGTCGCAACCGGAATCATGTCGGGCATACATTCTCACGGAAGGCACGAACCCAACGCTTCCCGTTCAGGATTCGGGAAACCTGCGAAGGACTCACGCCAAATTCATGGGCAATCCTCACTTGAGGAACACCGGATTGTCTCTTGACCTTTATTTCCAGCACCTTCGCTACAGTCAGTTTTGCGCACAGGTGATTCTCACCATGAGCTGGAACCCAATATTTTCGCGGTACTGGCATTACGGTTGCCCTCCATAACCTGCATCAGAGGTCACACTCCCTCCCCCGCCGAGCGAGTATGAGTAGGGATCTGAGGCGTAGGGATTATTGTTATTACCGGCCAGCAACCACGGTGTTGCAGCGTTGGAGAGCGCGCCGCTCCAGGCATTCGCAGCCCCAACTGTTCCGCCTGCCAGTGCTGTCCCGATGTTCTGGGCGCTCTGAGCGGCTTGACCCGCGAGCGCCGTACCGCTTTGAGCCTGTTGACTCGCCGCGCTCTGACCGAGATTCGAGATTCCCGCGAGTCGGCTGTAGATGTTGCCCGTCTGGGTCTGATACTGATTGAACGCGTTGTTGAAAGCCGTGCCCGCCTGTCCCTGGTTGAAGCTGATGAGGTCCTTGAGCGCAGCACCCGACAGTGCCCCCTGCCCTGCGGTATCCCCATTCAACACCCCTTGCTGGCCTTGCTGTAGCTGGAACTGATAGGCCGGGGAGTACTGCTTCATGAAGTCCGCGGTGAAGGGGGTCAGGAGACTCCCATACCCGCCTCCCATGCTGGAGGCATCCGTACCGGGAGCTCCGGCATTGTTCGGCTTCACTCCCGGCGTTCCGATACCCAGGAGATAGTTCAGCTGGGATTGCGCGCCTTGACCGGCAGACAGAAACGGCTGTTCCTGCTGGGTGATGGTGTTGAATTCACCTTGGGAGATGTCCTGGGCGCGTCGTGCGCCTGCGGCCTGTTGATCGGCCGCATCACCGGCGGCATTGGCGGAAATAGCCGCACCCGCAATCCCTGCTATTCCGACTGCTGCGGCTACGAAGGTCATGTCAGCGCCTTGTCTTTGAGAATGTTCCCGGGCAGAAAGACCGCATTAGGATCTTCTTCCACCAACTCCTGCTCGATCACCTCGAGATCGGTCTCGAACGTACGATGCACCGTCATGCAGACGGAATCCTCGTGCGCATACACCGCCCGCTTGGTGCCGGGCTGGGACACCATGATGCGCGGGGCCTTGATGCGCTCCCGCTTGCCCTCTCCGACGATCGTCACCTCACCCTGTAACACCACGTAGAAGTGCTCTTTCTTGTGCACTTTCCCCACAATGAGCGTGTCCTTGCGACGGGCGACTTCACGGCAATACATGCCATCGGCGAAGTAGTGGCGCGTCTGAATCTCAACCTGCGGCTCATTGGCAATGCTCGCCTGCAGGCGCTCGATGTCCTCACGGGTTGGGATCTTCTCTGGGATCATTCTGTTTCCAGGATCAAGACCGGGTTAGAGAAATGCACGACAGTCGGATAAGCCGCGAGAATCGCCGCTTCTAGTCCTACTGGAGGACTACGATCAACGCAGCTCAGGCACGTCTTGGTTGCTGGGTCCAGCGTCTGGAATGTGTATATGCCATCTTCAACGTAATACGTGACCTGCGGTGGTGTTGCTTCGACTGCGATGCCATCGATCAGGAGTTTGTAGTCCTCCCAGTTATTGGCGGTGATCGTCGTGCCAGAGATGTCCAGGGATTCGGTCAACTCGATGGCACTCGGGAAGGCTGCCAATAGCGTCTGCTCGGGCAGATAGCCATCCTCGGCGATCAACACAAAAGGCATTGTGGCGGGGAAACCATAGACGGCGAAGTTGCCTGACTGGTTATGCCAGTAGAGCACGCGCATGAACGTCGAATAGGCATTCGCCATGGCCATAAAATCCGTGAAGGATTCAAAGTAGAAATTCATACCCACTCCTTGAGTTAGAGGTCATAGCAGAAGCCATAAATCCTGAAATCCGCGACCAATGCGGAGGAGCTTGCGGCATTCACGTTGAAATAGGGAACTGACGTAAAGGTCGTCGTGGTTGCCTGGATGAGGCAATTGACATGGGTGAATGCACCTGTGAGACCGTTATAGGATTGCGTCGAACTAACTATTCCCGTTCCACCACGGCTTGGTGAAGGATAGATTCCTCCTGTGGGACTACCTGCGGCGGCGCCGCTTTTCCAGACCGCCGTGATGTACTGAGGGTCCCAAGTCAATCCGGTGAAAACCCGCGTGAATTGTTGATCCTGATTGGAAATAGCTAAATTGGCATTCGCCAGGACGAAAAGAAGCTGCAACCCGTTATAGGTTGCAACCGTGTTAACCGTAGAGCTTGTGGCAGCGCCGGGGTTAGCCATAGATCCTCACTGTGGAACGAAAGTCATGGTGGGTTTGACGCTCCACGTCACGGTTATGATGTCCGCAAGCGACACCGGGAAAACACCGGAAGTCTGTCCTGTTGAATGAAGGCTCGTGCGCGTGAACTGGATCCGCGACACCGTCCCTCCCGTCACGATCACAAAACCCTTTTGCGTGGCTTGAAAAGCAAAAGGGGAAGCACCGACAGTGATCGAGGACTCATCCGCGGGAGGAGTGCCGTTGTCAGTCGCACCGAACCAACGGCGCCATGCCGTCGACATGTTGCCTTTCTCGTCGATCGGCTGGGTATAGGTCGGTAGTGCCCGATATTGCAGCGTCATGTGATGGCCGCTTCCATGTAACAAGTGGCGCCGATGATGTCGCGCGCTACGGGATCGGTAATGGAGGCTTCCCAAACCCGATCCCGCGCCTCTCCAAGGAGATACCAGACGGCCCTGTTCTTGGTTTCTCCCGCCAATCCGATCGTCACCCACTGCTCCGTGGACCACGAAAACCCGCCATCATCACTCCATCGCAACATGCACTGGGGATTGGCTCCCTGGCCGTTCTGCAAACCCACACCGGGGGTGAATTCGATCTGCAGTTGGGCGAAGAACACCCGTTGACGGGTCGCTTTCTCCCAGACGTGGGGTGACCGACGTAGGGCGCGCAGGGGATTTCCGGCATCGGAATAAAACTTCCGACTCATCTGGTAGAACTGGCCGTTCTGGTAGTCGCCCACGATGCGCACGTTGCCGAAGTCCATGTAGCAACTGCTACGGTGGCGGTGATATAGGCCCGCCAGAGGGTCCCAGGAGAGGCGTTTGTGCCATTGCCCGGTGTTGAGGTCGTAACACCACGTCACATCAGCGGTCGGGAAAGTGAGCATGTAGAAGAGATGGCCCTCTTCCTCGTACGCATATCCGATCGCATCGCTCGTGACCGGATAAGAGGTGATCGCATGCTCGACCGCATGGTTTGAGATGCGTTGCCAGCTATATTGAGCGGTCATGACTACGAGGTTCTCGCCCTGCTCGTTCTTAGCGAGCCAGGCGAGCTGTGTCCCGGTTCGCGCGATGGAATTCACCGCGCCACATCCGATCTGGGGGGCCACCCCGGGAATGCGTGAAAAGGCAAAATTCGCCAATCCCGAATCGAACCAGACTTCCGTCGTGCGTTCACCGACCAACCACAGCTCGCGATTGTTCTCAAACAGCGTCACGAGGTTGTCGGTGGATGAGTCTTTCAGTGCGAAAAAGGCCCCCGGAAAGAGCACCGAATAGGCGGTGGGGCCGGTGGTGAAGAAAGTCCGGGTGCTGGGCTGGTTGAAAATCAGCCACCCTTCAATGAAGGCAATCCGTTGAGCACCCAGGAATCCCGGGTCGGTAATCTGGCCAAAGACCGGGATATTGAGAGTGATCGTGTCCGCGGCATTGGTGTTGGTCGCGGCATTGGACATGGTGAGCGTGAGTGCCACCGTATCCACTGAAACAATCTTGGTGCCGGCCGGGATGTAACCACTCGTATCCGTCAGGGTCCCACCGGAGGAGACAATGAGACCGTTCGGCAATGACCCCGTGAAGGTCATCGTCGTGGAGGTATTGGCAACCGCTGCGGTAAAACTGTTGGCGTAAGGGACGCCTGACAACAGGTAGTAATACCCATAGGTCCCATCGACGATCACCGCATAACCGCCCTTACCGGCGAACTGCACCCCGTTGTCCCGGATGGTCACCGGCCCCGCATTGGTGAGGAGTGTTCCCACCTGAGTGACCGAGAACTGGGGGATGCTCGTTTGAGTGGCCGGAACGGTGATCTGGACGAGATAGACGATGTTGGACACTACGATCAGGGCCTGCGTGCCTCCCGGGAGAGGCCAGGCACCCCGAGCCTGACCGGTGGTCGTCGACCACAGCGAGCTCAATCCCGGGCAGCCCAGCATCGCCACCGGCTCTTTGGCACGCTCTTCGGGATCGCGCTCGAGGTACCAGTTGATGGTGTCCTGCGCGTCCTGCAACGTCATGGGGGCCTGATAGGAAGGCCCACAGAAGCAGAAGTCGGTGGCCAGGTAGGTCACACGAAGCCCCCGTGGGTGATCCATCCCGCGTCCGTGGTGCGGCTGTAGATCAGATCCGAGTCGTAGCGCAGCGTGACGATCGGCTCGATGTTGTTGTTCTTAAGAAGGTCTTTCGCCTCCTTGCACTGCTGCTTGAGCTCAGGACTTGGGGTCTTGCCGAACATCGGACAAAGCTCCAGCCCTAAGAGCTTCTTCAGCGAGCGCGCATAGCCTTGCGGCAGATTCACCGCCTGGGTGAGGGCTGTGAAGTTGGTCAGGATCTGATCGGTGTAGAGATAGACCTGGCCTGCGATCGTGGGATTGGGATAGATCCGCAGTGACCCATAGGGGTAGGTCTGAAGATAGGCCGCCTCATAGGGCCACGGACCGGGGACGGTCTTGTAGCCGATCTCCTTGTAGCGCTCGAAGGAGACCTCGCAGTCAAACCAGTAATCAAGACCTGCGGAGGCAGAAGTCGTCACCCGCGTGAAGCTGTTTCGGATGCGCAAGGGCCGGGCAATGGCGAAATCACCCGGTACCGTGTAGGTGATGGTGTCGGCTGCCGTGAGCGTCTGGGTGGCATTAGCCGACATCGTCACGGTATTGATGTTCACCGAGGCCGAGGTCGTGGGCGTGCCGGTGAGCGCCGGCGTCCACGTGACCGCCGTACTGTTGTGGGTGAAGTTGGCCGAGCGGGTTTCCCCGTCACTGAAGGTGATGAGGTAGAGACCGGTGACGCCGGCCCAGATCGCGTTCAGTGTGGCGGAGGAGCCGGTAGGCCCTCCGGTAAAAGTAATAGCCACCGCATTTGCACCGCCACTGAACGACAGGATCGTCGCACCCGATGGGATGCCGGCTTGCACGTCCGAGAGGCTTCCGCGGGCCACCAGGTTACTCGGAACCGTAACGCCTGTGATGACGGGGCTCCCGCTGGTGAGATAGCCGGCGAATGTGCCTCCCACCGGATTACCGAGGGAGTATTGGTACTGCCCCGGTGTCCAGGCGAGGATGTTCTCCTGCTGGGTGAAGATGTACGCCTTGTCGTTGGAGAGGGAGTCCAGCAGATCATTCAACACCTGCAAACACACACCCGAAATCGTGGCGTTGATGACCTGTCCAGGGGAGTAAGCATTGATGTTGAGCAACGCCCCCTGGATGAGATCGCTCGCGGTTTGGGTGGTCGCGCTCATTCAATGAAGATCGTGATGACGGAACCGCTGGTGAGCGCGGTCGCATCGGTATCCGTGCCATTCTTGGTGATCGTCGCAAAGCACGGTCCGGCATTGGACAGGGAACTGACGAACGATTTGGTCAATCCCGTGGAAGCCGGAATCTGGAAGGTGACATTGGGCGCTGTGGTCCCGAGCGCCGGGGCGGTATTGCTATTGCCCTGCCACCAGATCTTCAGATAGGAGATGTTGGTGGAATCAGCCGTCACGGAGAAACCCGTGACGTTGATCTGCTTGTTCGGTGGACCGACCGCCTGGAGCACAGGCGTGCCGGTGGTCACCGAGAAATGGACCATTTGACTGGCCATTATTGCACGATGCTGGGAAGTTGCGTGTAGGGGACTATATCGGCACGGCACACGCTAAGAATGAATGGCTGCGCGGCCGTACTGGTCACGTTGCTTCCTGTGGTATTGCTCCACAGGAACGTGAGCGTGTTGGCAGAGCTCACATAGACATTCTCCACGCTAATACCGGAAACCGTGCTTTGCTGGTTCCAGCCGATGAAATCACCGACCACAACACCCGGTACCGTGACGGTCTGAGTCGCCGTCGAGTTGGCGTTGACATTGGGGACGGTGACGGTGGGCAAGTAAAGCAGCATATCGAACTGCTCATTACCCCGTTGTATGGTTGTACCACCTGGCATGACATTTCTCCTCAAAGGGGGCCCGCAGGCCCCCGTGGAAAATTAACCCGCGATCCGAAGGCCCAGCGTGCGATACAACGAGGCCGGACCGTAAAGCACGTCAGCACGTGTCGGCTCCGAGTCGTTGTTGATCGTGTACTGGGTGACGAGACGGATGCTCATTCCAACATCCTCATCGTCATAGGCTCGCGCCGCCATCTCCACACCCTGGGGCAGGGGCAGATCAGCGAAGGCCAGTGCGTAGGCGTACTTGTGGAACACCAACCCCTGCGGGGAGACCGTGTTCGCCTGACCCGTGCCGCCGTTCACCGTGATGGTGTTGCCGGTGCCGGTGGGCGCTGCGGTGACGTTCTGGAACTGACCACCGGAGATGATGGCATCTCCGATGGTGAGCGTCAGATTGCCGCTCGAGTCGGAGGTGTAGACACCCGTGTTCGCGTTGAACGTGCCGTTGGTCAGGTTGGCAGGTGCGAAGTAGATACCCGTGGTCGCAGCCCCATTGGGCGGGGTCTGGAAGCCACCCGGTGGCAACACCACAAACTGGCGGGTGGACCTGCCGTACTGCAGGCGGTTCTGTGGGTTGACCGGATAGACGCCGGAGATCTGGATGACATCACCGACCTTGATGACGCCGGTCGAAGCGGTCCATCCCGATGTTGCGAGTGTGCCATTGGCGGCCCATCCGGAGCTCAACAACGCCGTGCTGCCTCCGAGGCTGGAAGCAACAGTGGGTGTACCACCCTGGGCACCGGTGGTGAAGGACAGAATGTTCTGATCCTCCCACCAGTCAAGGCCTGCGAAGTCGCGCGCGACCATGCCCTTGTCGTTGTATTCGCCGATCTTGGCCTGGGGATTGAACAGGCCCTTGATGGCATCCGTGGCGGCCGACATGGAGATCGGGTCCAGCACGCAGTTCTTCTCACCCGTGGTCGGGCAGGCTTCCATCGCGAGGATGGCGCGCGCATCGGAGAAGAGCTTGTAGGAGGCCGGTTGTACGCCCGGTGTTCCGAGGGAGCCGCCGGTGTTCAACGTGTAGTACTGCGCCGAGTCCGCATCGATGCGGTTGGCGACGGTTGCAATCTGCGGGCGCAGGATGCGCTTCTTGAACATGTCCATGCTCAAGGCGAGATCCTGCGTCGTGAACTGCACATCCACGTGGAACTGATAGTTGAGGACGACCGGTACGTACGTCTCAAACGTGTCCTCGACGTTCAGCGGCGGCCCGTAGGTGCCGATGTAACGGGGCGGACGACGGATATTGACGGTATTACCGACCTTGGCGCCGGTCTGCGCGAATTCGTTCGAGTATTGACGCTCGACACGATTCGCAATGACCAGCTCGTTCTCCAGCACCACCAATGCTTCATTGGTGATGTAGGACATCGTGAGGAGCTGTTGAGTCACTTGAGGTCTCCTGAATGGGTTTACATCAGGAGCACTCGCTCACCTCATCGCTTCTTCCGGCGCTCGCGCTCGTAGGCCCGCAATTCCTGGAAGCTCATCTTGGCAGGGTCCAGGTTCACGGTACCCGCGCCAGTGCCGGAGATCGGCGTAATGGGCGGCGGTGCTCCACCACGCCCGAGAGCCTTCGCAGGAGCCGCGGCCGCAGGTTCTGCGGGTTTCGCCGGCTTCTCGAATTGAGTCTCGAGCTTGCCGACGCGGGCTACAGCCTTGGTCGGCGAGAGTTTTGCGATTTCTTTCGCTTCTTCTGGGTGATTGGCCAGGTAATAGGTCAAGTCAGCCCCGTGATCGCTCTCGGTGATGTATTGGAGCACCGCATTGGGGACAAACATGTCTGCTGCCCCCACAACTTTCAGGAAATCAGGATACTTTGTCTCGGCTACCTGCAACCGCGCGCGCCATTGCGCTTCCGATGCTGCTTTCTGAGCCGCCTCTTGCTCTTTCTGTCGCTCTGCTTCCTTCTCGCGCCACTTCAATTCAGCGCGATAGTCAGCCTTTGCATCCGTGTACTTGTCCCAATCGATCTGTCCTTGGTCGTTCGTGAAATCTTTCGCTTCTGGCGCCTTCAACTCCGGCTCTTTGACCGGAGGAGTCACCTTCGCTTCCAACTCTTTGGCCCGGCGCTCGGCTTCGGCGAGCTTTTCCTCCGCCACACGGGCGCGATCGAACTGATTCTTGGCAAACGCCTCCGCATCGGCGGCAGCTTCCTGCGCCTCTTTCATGGCGCGGTGCTTCTTGCCGATCTTCTTCCGGATCTGCTCGGAAAACTCCAGTTCGTCAGGCTCGAGCCCCTCGTTCGGGTCATCAGAAACAGGTGTCTCAGACGGTTTGATCTCGGCAGGAGATTCGGTGGGCTTCAAATCCACCACGGGAGCGTCTTTCTTGACCTCCAGGGGAGCCGCACCGTTGGTCTTGGGCTTGTGATCGGTGACATGGGTCACCGTGCCCTTCTCGATGAACTCCTGAAGACCTGCGCCTGTGACGACTTTACCCATGTTGTTCTTCTGTTTTCTCTTTCTGAGCGTCGACGATGTCCTGGGCTTCCTCGAAACGAGTGCGGCCCGAGAGTCGGAGCATTTCGTGCAGTTCTTTCCATTCCATCGGTGACATGGTTACACCTTCACCATGTTGGCAATGAGGTCTTGGGCAGCTTCTTTGTAGAACGACAGGGCATACATCTGTCGCTCCTGATGTTTGTGTACGAACTCGGGGTGAATGGAATGCCCCATCGTGACCTCGAAGTCACAGCTGTAGCCGGCCGGATTCCACTGGATGTCGTTGTCCGGGGCATTCTCCAGGCGCCACTTCTTGGACAGGTAGAAGTAGAGCATCTCGGAGACCGGAGGCCAGGCGTGGGTGAAGTCCCCATAGGCCCGGTTACTGCACCAGTGGGGAGTCGTGATCGTGGCTTTGCCACCCTTCACCAGCACGCGATGCATCTCGTTGAAGATATGCACCCGCTCGGCACCGCTGAAGTGCTCGAGCGCATGGGACATGTGGATCTCTTCGACCGATCCATCCGCCCACGGCCAGGGCTGCAGGAGATCTGCCACCGTATCCACGCCGTCAAACTTGCGCTGGTCGACGCCGTGAAAGCCCTCTTTCTTGCGCGTCCCGCAGCCTAAATCTAAGCGAAGGGGCAAATCATTCTGATTTGAAGCGACTGCGTTCATCTCTCGCCTTTAAATGATGGAATGATGTGAATGACCAACATGACTCACCACATCATGTCGGGCGGCCCGAAGTCGCCCTTGTAGTCGTAGTGCCCGACTTTCACTGAGCAATCGATGCCACAGCGATAGCCGTACTTTCTCGCATCCGACCAGAAGGTCAGGTCCTGCGTCCCTACCCCCTTGCCATCCTTGCCGTCGTAGGTCTCAAACCACGGCTTCTTCAGACGTGAGTCCTTGAACATGGAGAGCCGCCAGAGATTGAAACCCATCCCTGTGCCATAACACTCCACGAGGCCGCCCTTCGGGTCCGGCGGCTGGGGGCGGTAGTTCGGCATGGGATCCTTGATGTCACCCCATATCTGCGCACAGCCGCCCTCACCCTTGGTGAAGTAGAGTCCGCCGATACAGGACAGCTCCGGATGCGCGTCCATGCGCTCCATGAGTTTCACGACTCCATCCCCGGGGGGACAGTTGTCGTGTTCGATCGTGAGGATGTATTCCCACGTCGACAGATCCGGGTGAGCCAGGATCTGCTCGATGGCCCGCGAATACGCATCCCCGACTTCCAACCCCTGGGCCAGGATGCGCACCAGGCCGTTGTTGGGCGGGAAACACAGATTCCAGTGGCTCAAAGCCACTTTGGCCGGAATCAGGTCGGAGGCGGGGATGATCACGATCGTGCGTTGCCGCTTCCAGCTGGCCCCTTTCAACAGGCGTGCATTGGTCTCAGTGAGATCCTGATTGTGCGCGCCGCCGAAATCTGCCATGACCAGCTGGGGTTTCATCAATAGTTCCTGATCACAAAGGCAAAGTTACCGCCGAGCAGGTTCGCGCCCGTCTGGTTGATCTGCGTGACGTTGACCGTACCCGGAAGAACGGCAGTGGCCGCCGAGTACACGCCCATCGCACCGTAGAGTCCGGAATTGGCGGTGGTCGCGGCGGTGAACTCCGCGTAGTTGGTCGCGGTCTGGTTGGTGAGGGCTGCCTGGATGGACGCACTGAAAGCCAGTGCGGTGGTGGCGGTGCCGATGCTTGATGCCGTGGTCGACAGTCCAAAGGCGACGTAGTACTCACCCGGCTGAAGGTTCACGTTGACCGGAACCGAGATCGGACGCACCGCGGCCGCCGTCAGCTGGCTCTGGCCGGAGTTGTTCGATGCCCAGGTGTAGGTCGTCTGGGTTGAGCCCTGAGACAGCAGGGACAGGAACGTGGTCGAGCCTGCCGTATTGACCGAGGTGAGCGCGGTATAGATACCCGCCATCGCCGTGTAGGCCACCGCGCCGGTATTGGCCGTGGCGGAGGTCGCGACCGCGATGTTGAACAGGCCGTCCATCCGACTGCCGGATACCGCGGCGGTCACCGGAACGTAGTTGAAGCTGAGAGTACCGTTGCCGAACGCTCCACCATTGGTGAAGCCGACGGGATAGATCATGCGCGAGAGCGGTCCGGTGGACAGGAACAGCTCAGTGTTGGGAATGCCGGCAATCGCCGGTCCTGGATTAGCCATGGAGATCTCCTGGAGGATGAGGGTAGAAGGTCATTTGGGGGACTTCTCGGCCTTCTCAGCCGCCTGGATCATCTCTTTTGCTGCTGCCCGGTCATGGGCCGCCTCGGTGTTGGTGTTCAGTAACTGACCCGCAGCCCCGATCTCCGCCACCGCGATGGAGGCCTGGGCTTTGACATGCGTGTCTTCACGTTTGGTATCGGCGTTCACCTGGGTGTCATGCACCTTGGTGCTCGCCTGGGTCTGGATCTTCTCGCGCTCGACGTCCATCCAGCCCTTCTCGATCGAGCCCTTGTACTTGAGCTCCAGGCCCTGCTGCTGGATGGTCTGCTGGGCCTGCTGGAGCTGTCTTTGCAAGGCTGTGACGATGTTCTTGGCCTGATCGGGAATGCCCTTCATGACCTTCTCCAAACCTTCCGGATTCATCGGCATGACCCGGTCGGCCAACTGCTCGCTGTAGGGTCCGTCGATGGAGCGGAAGAGGAGGTCGGCACCGTTCTTCGCCACGATCTCGGCGACGGGGGCGATCTTGAGCAGGTCGATGAGCTGCTCGGCGCCCTCCTGGCGCTTGGTCTCGTAGCCGGGGCCCGTGTCCATCACGACATCGAACCGACCCACGGTGACGTCGTATTTGATCTTCTGGGTCTGCGGGTCGATCGCGTTCAGCTCGACGGTCTCCGGCGTGCCGTCCTCTCCCAGGATGCGTTGCATGCGCTGGGTGGAGTAGTAGGCGCGGATGTACTCGAGCAGGATCCGGCCGCCGTGGGCTATGGCGCGGGTCTGGTTGTCGTAGTACTGGAAATGTCCGATGTCACTGAGAGCTTGACGTCGGCGTAATGCCACGCCTGAAACCACTTCTCCAGGCTTATCGACGCCAGGCTCGTGGGGCATACCAGCCAGAGCCATGAGATCCTTTGCGGCTCCCTCGGCGGCATTGACGAATCCTGCAGGTATTTGGATGGTCTCGACCCGGGTAGGCGGGGGAAGTGGAGTCTTTGTGCCATCCGGCTGCTCGATGAAGTCAGGGTTGTAGACGAGCTTGCTGTAGGGCTTCTGGTTGGCGTCATTCCACTCGGGATGTCCTTGGAACTGGTTCGTGGTGCCCATCCACGGCGCCCGGGGGGCGAGCGCGATCATCTCCGTCTCGCACGTACGCCAGTAGTTGTACATGCGGGCGGTGTCCATCATGTCATCGATCATGCCGCGGCGACGCACCTGACCATTCAGGTCCAGGGTGTTGCCTTCACAACGCACGATCGGGATCCACTTGCCCGGCAGGTCGACCTGTTCTACCACCGTGGTTCCATTCAGTCGGAACCACTGCACCTGCCGGCGCCAGGTGGGTCGGCGAATCTCCTTGCCACGCAGGTCAGTGGCAATGAAGACGTTGCGTTGAGCGGCCTGCTCCTTGTTGAACTCACTGAGGTAGACGCTCGATCCGTCCGAGAGCTTGATCAGCGTGTCCTTGACCCGTTGGATGCGGAAGTACTCGGCGAGACGGATTTCCTCCTTCGTCTCCCAGTCAGATCCCTGGTCGCCCGCCCCACCCTCACGCCATTCGGTCTGCTGCTCTCGGGGGAATTTGCGCTCGAACTCGCTGCGCTTCATCTTCTCCGTGAGGATGCACCACTCCATATCCTCACCGGCCGGGGCGATCGCACCCGGATCTATGTACACCGTGAAGGCGTTGCGGATCGGGGCGATGCGGATTTCCTGCTCGAAGCTATCCTCATCCACCCATTCGGTCAGAATGCGGTAGTAGCCCCAGCCGATCTTGACCGCGCTCTCACCGGCGATGTCGTAGGCAATCGCACCGTCTGAGCGGTTCTCAATGTGGCGGATGAGCCCTGCGATCTTCTGCGCCATGTCGATGTCAGCGCCATCGCCCACCGGATGCACTTTGATGCGTGGGCGCTGCTGACGCATGTTGTTCACGACCCTACGCACGAACGTGCGGGTGTGATTGATGGTCAGCGTGGGGCGTTTGGATACCTTGCGCAGGTTGTAGAGGTCATCCGGCCACTGCTGGCCGTCCTCGAATTCCAGTGCCAGTACCGCTCTCTGGCGGTTTTCCCCTTCGGCCTGCTGGGCAATGCGGAGCCGTTCAGCGCACTCAGCAAAGATTTCAGCGTCTGTCGACGCGGGCTGATGCGATTGCGCGGGGATAACGGGCATCTTGGGCGCGACTGTATCGCCAACCCCTCAATCAAGCAACAATTATACCTTATTGAACTGCCTGTGAAACGTTACACGTGGAACATGGCGTCAGAACCATCAAGTCAAGCTAGATTCCGTCTATTTTCCAAGGGAAAAGCCGATCTTCTCCCGGCAACCACGCACATTTGCGGGAATTACAGCTAGCGCAAAGGATTTGAAGGTTAGTCACTAGATGCGAACCGCCCCGGGGGATCTTATGGTCTACCTGCTGCCCTTCTTTTCCACATTCGGCACAAGGATCATCTGCATGCGCCTCAAACCACGCGAGGAAGTCCTTCCATTCCGCGATAGGCACACCGTACTTGCGTGCCCGTTGCACACCACATGCATAAGATCGATAAGCCCGTTCTTGCCGACGAATCCATGCATGCGCCGCTGGTAGGCATTCATTGCAGTGACAGTGTTCACGTCTACAACGACGGCATGTCCGGATAAATCCCGGGAATCTTAGCGATTCGCAAATCATGCCATCCAGCCCAGCCCATCATTGCGCGGCGCCTGGGTCGGGACGATGGTTTCTTGCTCGGTCTTCTGCTGGGGCGGCTTGAGGATGTCGGGAAACAGGTCAGAGAACGCCCAGATCATGGCGTCAGCGCGGTTCGGGCTGTGGGAGCCGGTGAAGCCGTGGGTGGTGAAGCCGTAGAGCTCGTCCTCAAGCAGCGGGAAGTTGCCAGCGAAGCGGATCTTGCCGGTCTCACAGAGGCTCGAGATGGGCTCAGCGCGGACTACTTTGCCTCGGGTGGCGGTGACCATGCGGAAGGGAGTTCGAGGTCTGGCAGTGTGGATGACGTGACGGACCATAGCACCGCCATAATTGACTTCCCCGACGATGCGATCCGCACGGTGCCGATCAAATGCTTGAGTTGCGACGCGTCCCCAGGTGGCTGGCCCTGCTTTACAAGTGAGATCTTCAAGGACATAGCCATTCCCGTCAATTCCGAGTCCTGCGACAACAATTCCGATCTCATCATTGTCCTGATTGTCCTCATCGTCCGCACCGCTAGGATCAATAGCGACCACCAGACGCAGCATCTCTGGTACAGATTCATCGGTGATTCTCCAGCGATCGATGTTCTCGTCGATAAATAAAGCATTCGGGGCGGCATCGCGGAACTCGCCCATCAGGAAGCGCTTCTGCAGGCGTAGCGGTAGGTCTTTCAAGGTCTTCACGTAGTCACCCGCGAGGTTGGCGGCATTGTCCTCGGGGTTCATCTGCAGTGAAGCATAGTCGTCCGGCTCGTTCAGGGGACGTTTGGTCTCCGGATCCTGCTTGGACTTGAACAGCTTGTAGGTCCAGTGCCCTTTGTCCGGTGGGTTCTCGTCGTAGTACATCTTCAGCGAGAGCGGCTTGGGCGCGATGTTCGACTTGGGATCGAACTCCTGCATGACTTGCTGGGCCAGGCGGGTGACCGCCATGTTGCGGCTGTTCCAAGGGATCTGGCTGCATTCGTTCAGGTGGATCGTGGCGTATTCGTTGCCCAGGATCTTCTCGGTGCGCTCCTTGTCGTCGAGTCCACCGAACCAGTACTCCGAGCCATTCGGGAACTGCGCGAACCAGTCGGTCTTGTTCAGCTCGTACTTCACGCCGGGGAAGCACAGTTTCATCACCTTGGGGAAGGTGTCGTAGATGATGCTCGACTTGATGTGACCGAAGCGAAAGCGGACCGAGAGATGGCGGCTTCCTGGCGCCTTCAGTGCGCGGATGACGATCGCGCGCACGATCTTGAAGGTCTTGCCGCTGCGTGAGCCCCCGAACAGCATGATGTGCCGGGCGGGGCTGGCGAGCAGCCGATTGGCTTCCTCCTGCTTGGGAGTGAGCTTAAAGCTCGGCATCCGTGCTGCTGATCACAAGCGGGCGTGTCTTGTCACCAGCCATGGTGTGATCGTGTGTGTCCTTCCAGCCCAGTTGCTTCAAGCTGAAGATCGCCATGGAGCAGTTCACGTCGCCAGCGAGGGCTTTCTTCTCCAAAGCGCTCTCCTTCTTGGTGACGCACGCTTTTAGAGCGTCACTTAACTCATCCATCTCATAGAGCTTCTGACGGCTCACGCCATGGGTATAGGCGAACTCCGCGACGATGGGAATATCAGTCTGTTCAATGTATTGCAGCAGCTTTTCGAGTAGCTCTGCGCGATCCCATTCGCGAGGACGTACCATTACCGTGCATTCCCCGGCCAGCTACTGAACTGAGCCTCGTATTTCGGTGGGGCGGTGCCCTGGAGCTTCTCCAGGATCACCATGAGGGCGTTGATGCGCTTGTTCTGCTCGAGCAGGCTCTTTTCGAGTGCGTCGATCCGATTAGCGAGCGGCAAGACGCCGGCTTGTTGCTGTTTCATGCGGCTTTCTCAGAAGATTCAGCTTTGGGAATGCCTGGCCACGAACTGGTTTCAATCGTGGAACCTGGCTTAAAGCGAATAATTATCCGATACCAACCACATAGCACAGCGTCGTTGTTGATCGTATAGCCGCTGATCTTCCACGGTAGGCGAATGGTAATGAAATACTCCCACGTATCCGCGCGTGACAACGTGCCATCGCATTTTTCGTAAACACCGCGACGAACGGCCTTTCCCCATCGTATCCATCGATCAGCCGGGATGCTTTGCCAAATCATGCTGCCTCCGTCTCCTGTTCGACGATGATCGCCACATCCGCTTCGCGGCAGATCACCATTTCGGTGTGACCCCACAGGAAGGTCTGGAAGAGATAGCCGCCGAGCTCCAAGCCTCCCAGCTCCACCACGTCGCCGGGTTTCACTTCGGTGCGCTGGAAGTGTTTCGAGTCCCATGACTTCGTACGCTGACCCTTGCGGCCGTTGTAGCGCTTGGGGTAGGTGCCAGGGCCTACGGCTCTCACAACGCCCCGTAAGGGCTTGTGCTTCGTTCCAGCGATGAGGATCAGCTTGGAGGGCTTCCACTCGAGCGGCTCGACGATGATCTGATCGCGCAGGGGACGGATCGTGACATCCGCGGGGACGAACGTGTTCGTCTCGTTGCCGACCCGGGTGCCGGGGCTGTCCAGCATATCGTCGTTCATTTGCGTTTCTTCTTGCGACGGAATTCGCTATAGGCCTCCGCGGCGCGCGGCTTCTGATCGGGGAGACTCTTCGCCTCACCCGATCCCATGTACCGACTGACGAAAGCGTTCAGCTTTTCGCCCTTCTGCTCGGGCATGTCACTTCACCTTCGAGACATCGCGCACACTCGGGATCTTCACCTGCATTCCGCTCTTGCCCCCGCAATAGGGGCTGCCCGGAGCGCCGTTGCCGAGTTTCTTCGCGACGAGCTTGGCCCCTTGGTTGCCGATCTCCATTTGCGGCTGGGCCTTGCCGCTGGAGGTATTCTCGCGAGGCATCAGTCGAGGTCCCGGACGCGCGAGTGATCGGTGCACTCGGAGTCCTTGGGCATCTTGAACGTCACACCGGTCTTGCCGGGCGAACCGACACGGGAATGACCTTCGATCCCCTTCACGGTCTCGGCCGGATGCTTGCCGTGTGAGCTCTCGCCTGCGGTCTTGGAAGCTTTGTTCTCGCCTTTCATGAAAATCTCCTATTGGGGTTGACTATGACGCGTGGGCGTCACTCCTATTTTGCGCTTCGAGCACTCTCAAGTCATTGGCGGCATCGCTCACGCCATGCCAGTAGGCCGCATCCACTTTGGCCTTCAAATACTCGATCAAAATCCGTCGATGCTCTTCGTAACTCATGGACATCTACACCGCCTACATCCTGTGCAGTAACGCCTGATCCACGCCGGTAAGGCGCAAATCAAGCGACAGAAAAACCCGTGGGCGGATTCGGCACAGGCGGTGCGATCGTGAAGCTCGCCTCATTCGACCACGCACTCGTGGCACCGTCCGAGGTCTTCACACGCGAAGCGGCGAACCATGTCCCGTTGCCGAGGTTTTCGTTCAGGCTAGCCCAGGGGATGGTGACCACACCGTTCTGGGTCTGGGTGGCGAAGGCCGTATCATCGGCGATGAGGGTGTAGTTGCCGGTGGCGGTACCGAAGCCAACCTGGACATCCACGATCTCACCATCGGATATCGCGGAGCCGTCGGTGTTCTGGGTCGGCAGGGTCAAGGTCACTGATTTGGGCATCATCATCTCCTTCGGTTGATCAAGCAGTAATTTCGCGAATCTCGATGTTGTACTCGGCAAGTACGTGTTTCTTCTTCCAACGATAAAGCGCCGTCTTCAGGCCCTTCGTGTCCTCGATGACAGTCTGGCCATTCTCCAGGTAGGTGAAGTCAGCTTCGTAAAATCCGATGTGAATATTGTTCACATGCAAATGCCAGTGTTTGTGAACCTGGATATGGGAGATGGCGCCGGCCTTCTCCAGTAGCTTTAACTCACCGTAACGTTTGGCTTCCAAAAGCGAGTCAAAGTCGTAGCCATCTACGCTCGTCGGTCGGTTCCGGTACTTGCGTCCACCCGCAGTTGGAGCCTTGATCTGCTCGCGTAGGTTAGTAGCCACCCGGGCAAGATCAGCAGCTGACCAGCGGCTCATGCGAGCTTCCTCGGATGACCTATCAACATGTTCTCGTGCTGCTCACATAGCGCTCGCGCACGTTCGTCAGTGCTCTCAACTCCCAGGTCGCGGCTGGTGCCAAAGGGGGTCAGCTCGTAGCCGATCCAGTTTTCTTCAGTGGCCTGCACAACGCAATAGCGCTTGTCCGCGGTATGTTGGACAGAACCGTTGGGTTTGTCCCATTTCATGCGGCTTTCCCTCGCAATAGAACGACTATGTCAGCCTCAGCGCGCTTCATACAATCGGCAAACTGCCTGGCTTGCTCATCCTCTGGAAGCCTAGTGATTTCGCCCGTCGAAGTATCGACAGTCGAGCACTCGCGCATATCACGTGCCCAAGCATTTTTATAGGCTACGGCGATACGTGTAGCTTCTGCATGTTGACTTGATCCAGGCGCGCCCCAAGGACGGTGAAAATCCATAAGCCGATGCGAGATATATTTCCAGAACCTCATATTGCCTGAGATATCCCAGCCGTCGAATGTTGGTCCCTCGATAGCTGGTACTGGGACCCACTCGGCAGGTCCCTCCTCGGGTGCGCTATCTCCGATCGCCGTGCAGTAGCGCACGAAGTCAGGTAGGTTCGGTACTCCGCCCTTCCACCCGTAACGCAAGCGTTTGAAGCAACGCCGAATCTGAAAATCGTTGAGCTCGGCGATCGCCTCAGCCCACTCCTCTGGTGGCATGTCGCCGAACTTCCGCAATAGTCCGTCACCGAAGTAGCCCAGCAGCCTGTCCCAGACTGCCTTCGCTCGATCCTGATTGTTCGCTGACCACTCGCCCATGACCGTTCACCGATTCCCGTAGTTTCTGACGCGCTTGCGCTACCGCGGACAAAGCTGGAGCAGGAGGCCCGCGCGCAAAGCGCAAGCCGTTCTCGATGTGGGTGGCATCGCGCAGGAATAGCTCGATGTCGTCGTAGACCGTCCGCCGCTCGTTCTCGCCCATGTGGTGCGGAGAGTTGCGGTAACCGGAGATCGCGGAGCGGAGTGTGGCCTCGTCGTACGCCTTCAAGGCTGCGTCGATCACGCGCCGGCGCTTCGGGTCGAGTACGGCCTTCTGGTGTCCGAACTCCGAACGCCAGTGCTCGAAGATCCTCTCGGCCGGTATCGCGTCCCGCTTCTGCGGGACAGAGTTCGAAGAACTCTCTCTTTTCTGGTCTAGGTCTGGTCTAGGTCTGGTCTGGTCTGGTAACGCAGATGCGTTACACACTTCTGGATCGGCGTTACGTTTGCGTTGCCGATGGTTCGAAACACGCTTCTGAGTAAGCGCTTTCTTCTTGGCTTCGACACCGTTATGTGCCTGAAATCCCGGCAATTCCACCGTATGTTCGTCGATTTCTCGTAACCAATCCGGCGGCATCAATGAGCAGAAATTTTCGACACCCACCAGCTCATCTATCTCGCGCGCGCCGAGGTCCAATGTGTCGTCTTCTCGGATGTGTGAGTCGGCATATCGCCAGAGGCGTACCAAGGCGCCACACAGCACCGTTACAGGGTGAAACGGCATAGCGTTACAGGTCCGTTTCAATTCTCGCGCCATGCGTAACATGCGCGGATCGTCCTCTAGATCCTTCTCCCATTTGATCCATCCGCTCATCGCGTCAGGCCACCAGAACCAGGATCCCGAAGACGCATAGCAGCATTCCAAGCAATGTCACGATGACAATGATTGGATTTGGGGTTTCTGGATCCGGCTCCGGTGGCTGGTACCACTTGGAATACTTCACAGGGGTACGGCGCATAGAGCCTCGGCCTGCAGCGCGGCTAGGCACTGCTGTTGCTTGTCTGAGGGGTTGTCCCCGCGAAGCGTCAGCGGGGCAAAAAAAGGCAGGTAGCCCGAGAGTCCCGCAGTTCGGGCATCGACTGCCGTATGGGCCAGCGCACGGGTGCAGATCGCGGCTTTCCCGGGGGAACTCATACTACTCCCTCTATGTACGCTCCCGTACAGAGCGCTTTCCATAGTGCACCGGATCATCGTGCCCGCTCGCGCCGGCTCACTCCGGCTTCTTCCCGCCTCTCTCCAAGGGAGTCCTCTTCGTCGCCGAATAACTCCGGCTGGGCTCCGTTTGAGGTTAGGCGCCGAGTTGCTACCTTGTGGGCATGCGCTTTCTTTTTGGCCCATTCCTGCAATATTTCCCGAGCTACAGCAGCCTTGTCCTTACCAAAGGCAGAAGCTTCAGCGTCCAGCCATATGTCAATGGACTCTGTGATACCGAGACGGAAATCCTTGAGAGGAAGACTCATGGACTTCTAACTACACGATTGCAGTATGGTGTTGGGAACGAGAACGGACTGAAATGTCAGGTAAAGAATACGCAGTCATATCCACTGAGAGCACGCCGTGAGTAATCGACTGGAGCCGTAGGGCACTTTTCAAAGGGACCCTTTCCGGCCACTGATGAACCGCGCTACGCGTGATGCCGAGGGCTCTCGCCACCGCGACAGGAGAATCGCTGAAATGAGAGAGAACTTTGGCTTTAAGCATAATCCCGAAGGTACAGCATGTTAAACCTTCGGGTCAAGGATGCTGGACCAGTTGTTTCCTATGCTGGCTTTCATATGGAAACAATGGGCGATAGAATCAAGCGCTTACGAGTGGCTAGGGGCTATACTCAAGAAGCTTTCGGCCAGCTCGTCGGCGTGACGAAAAGCGCTGTCTCTCAGTGGGAGGACGGCAGCAGCAAGAACGTCAAGCTAGAGACATTCGTCCGCGTGCTCGAGGTATTACATACCGACGCCAATTATCTAATTTGGGGCGACTCCCGGACCGGCCCCAACGGGGAACCCTCTCGGAAATCATTCCGTCCCCGGCAGTCTGGAACCTGATCCAGGTCACGTTATCTAGACTGAAAGTCTGCAGCTTTCTCGCGCCCATTCTTCTCGACCCCCGGGCTTAGCTATTCCTTGATGCGATGCAACGGACTTTAGTCCGTGATATAGCATCCTCCTTTTTCGGTACAGCATGCTTGACTTCAAGTTCAGTTAGCTGTACTGTCTCTCCATCGAATGATTGATGGAGAGCCCGATGACCTTCCGCTACCAGATCTATTCCCGCGACGGTGAGCAGTGGGGATATCCATATCTGGATATCGGCCGCGCGCTCATGCGGATGTGGGAGCTCAACATCTACGACCGGGCTACCCGGTACTCACTGAAGCCTGTGAGGAGCCGCGAATGAGCGAGCACACACCAGGTCCTTGGAGTTTGGATGACGACAAGGATATGCATCCAGTCGGTTTCTATGGAGATGGTGCTGGCCGTGGCTACCACGCAATCCAGATCCCTGGTCAAGGCTATCTCTCCGGATTCATCGGTGATGCGAACGCCCGATTGATTATCGCCGCTCCCGATCTGTTGGACGCGTTGCAGAAAGCCGCTGACACGTTTCGTGATCTCAGGTTGGTTCTCACCGCGTTGGGAACGCCCAAGGGAGCCGAGGCCTGTCAGATCGCTGAAGACGCCAGTCGCGTAATCATTGCCAAAGCTGAGGGACGGTCATGAGCATCGTAGATCAGATCGATTCAGTGCTTCTCACACGCCCACAGTTTGATGATACCAACTTGGGCAACGAAGGTGTGTGGATCCTCGACAACGCAGCGGCCCTCGCACGTTACTGGCAACTGCAGGGACGCGCACTCGGAATTGACGATCACGAGGGCGAAGAGGATTTGAAACTCTGGCTCTCCGAGCAGCACCTCCAGCAGATACGCCTGCACCCAGGCTTCATGTACCAGCGTGCCTCATGAAGATCATCACCAAGTACGACCCGCCGCCGATTCCAGAGCGCGATCACGACTGGTCGGCGTGCCTGGAAGGTGCTGACGAAGACGACCCTGTTGGCTGGGGCGCTACTGAACAGGAAGCGATCGACGATCTCAAGACCGAGCTGGAGTCGAAATGAGATGGGCGCCGCTACTCAGCTCGATCTGTTTTGGGTTCTTTGCCCTGAGCCTTGTGGCGAGCGCGATTCAGCGAGCGATGCGAAAGCCGCCACTTCTGCCGCCGCCGAGCGAGAGGTGTCGGAGGAATTCGATAGAGAGTCTATAGACCTGGGCGCTGCGGATCTGCCCGATGACTTCGGCGACTGGAAGGAAGACTACGCGGACGCCGTTGGGATTTCGAGCTGGAGAGAACTATGAACACCGTGATCGACATGAGCAAGGCGAGCGACCGTAAGGAAGTCGTGACAGTTTCCGATGCAGGCACCCTGATGCAGGTCATCGAGCGTGCGGCACGCGATCCTAGCGTCGATATCGAGCGCATGGAGCGGCTCTTACAGATGCACGAGCGTCTGGTAGCGAAGCAGGCTGAGGCTGCCTATGCAGAGGCCTTGGCGCGGTTACAGCCCAAGTTGCCGATCATCCAAGAGCGTGGCGCGATCAAAAACAACGCAGGTACGGTGCAGAGTCGCTATGCGTTGTGGGAAGACATCGTCGGAGTCATCACGCCGATACTCGCGACAGAAGGTTTCTCCCTGTCATTCCGTATCGCGCACCCCGATGGAAAGATCGAGGTCACGGGCGTTCTCACTCACCAGCGCGGGCATGGCGAGAGAACTGCGATCGTTTTACCGGCCGATACCAGTGGTAGCAAGAATGCCGTCCAGGCCGTTGCTTCTAGTGTTTCCTACGGCAAGCGATACACGGCTGGTGCCCTACTGAACTTGCGCACTGGCGAACTCGATGACGACGCACAGTCGGCAGGCGAGATACCTTTGCTCAGTCAGGACCAAGTCGCGCAGATTTTGCGCCGTGCCAAAGAAGCCAACGTGAGTGTCGATAGCCTACTGGAATTCTGGCAGGTGAAAGCCCTAAGCGAGATCCCAGCTTGTAATTTCGCAGTCATCATTCAGCGTCTCGACAAAGCAGCGAAGCGTATCGACCCTCGCGGCGATCTGACGGGAGTGGATAACTCACTCCGCGACAAGCGTTGCAGTGAGATCGTGGACCTAATCAACGAGTACGGCAGTGATGAAAACAAGCTGGCCGAGGTCCTGCAGGACTACCACAAGACCTACTTGAACCCCTTCCCTGAACTGTGGATCGCGATCAACGACAAGCTCGCGGCCGACAAGGTTATCTCTAAGGCTAACATGCGGAAGATACTTTCGCTGGTGTTGAAGCCGTGAAACTCTGGTTCCACAAGGTCAGCCGCGCCGGTAAATCTGGGTTAGTCCCCGATGACGACCAGGGTCACGCACTCCTGCGAAAGATGGGAGATGGTGAGTGCGCACAGATCGAGATCGTGCGCCCGCGTAGCGTCCAGTGGAACAAGATGTATTTCGGGATCTGCCGTACGATCGGGGAGAACCAAGACCCGCAGCGGTCAGAGTCCAGCATCGATGCGGAGTTACGTATCCGTGCCGGTCACTTCGATGTGTTGTTTATCGATGGCCATGAATGCCGAGTGCCTCGCAGAATCGCTTTCGCGCAATTAAGCGCGGATGAATGGGCCGAGTTGTGGCCATCGCTCGAGCTGGCGATCTGCGAGCACTTCGGCCAGGAATACCTGGGAGCGCGCGCGGCATGATGTCTCGCAACCAACCTCGGCAGACCAAGGAAGAGGCGCAGCGTAATAAGATCATCAAAGCCAACGGCTGTATGTTGAATTGGCTGAAGTTCGGCGAGAAGAAGTACGCCGAGATCCATCACATCACGATTCCGGGCAAGCGACTCGGTCACTGGTACACCATCCCCTTGAGCCCCTGGTACCACCGCGGAACCTGCGACCCCGGCAAGACGAAAGATGAAATGCGCGCCAAGTACGGCGCCTCACTGGCTGATGGAACACGCGCATTCGTTGCATCGCATCATTACACCGAGCTGGAACTGTGGCAAAAGCTACAGGTGACATTGGGACTGGACGATGAGTTGCCCAACAGCAAACGAGTTCCCAGGAGGATGGTCCATGTGGAAGTTACTACGGGCGAAGTACCTAGCGTGGCGCTATCCGGTACGCGCGAAGCTAGCGCAATCGATGCTGAGGGATCAGCACAAGCTGCCACCGGAGCTGCGGTATGAGCATCCTCACCGCCCAGGAACTCAAGGAGCTGACCGGTAAGACCAAGCCCGCCTGGCAGAGACGCGAGCTGGAATTTCTCGGTATTCCTTGCAAGCCTCGTTCTGACGGTTCCCTGATCGTGTTCTGGGCGGACGTACGCGCCACGCATAATGTCCAGCCTGTTCCCCGAGAACCCCAGGTGAGACTGTCATGAACCGTCCGCGCAAGCACGACCGACATCTTCCCAAGGGGATGTACTTTCGCCACGGCGCCTATTACCTGGTCCGTAAGGGCCGCTGGCAGCCACTGGGCAAGGATCTCCGCGTAGCGCTGGAGAAGTACGCCGCGACACTGGAAGGCCCCAAGGGCGGCATGGTCGATCTCATCGACACCGCCATGGTTCACATCCTTCGCGATGTGCAGCCGAATACCGTGAAGTGCTACCAGCAGGCCGCGCGCCGGCTGAAGAAAGCATTGCAGGAGTTCTCTCCCGACCAGGTCCGCGGTCGACACGTCGCGCAGATCAAGCAGGGCTTGGCCCGCACCCCGAACCTGGCGAATCACTGCCTGACCGTCCTGCGTCTGGTGTTCGCCTATGCCGTCGAGAATCAGATCGTCGACGACAACCCGGTGGCCGGGATCAAACCGCATCGAGTCAAGAAGCGCTCGAGACTGATCTCATTGGGCGAGTATCAGGCGATCTACGCCAAGGCCGTTCCGCGCCTACAGGTCGTCATGGATCTCTGTATTCGCACCGGCCAGCGTATCAGCGACGTACTCGCGATCCGGCGAGCGGATCTCCTGCCGGAAGGGATCCGCTTTCAGCAGAAGAAGACCAAAGCCAAGGGTGTCGTCCCCTGGACACCCGAGCTACGCGCGGTGGTCGATCGAGCGAAGGGACTCGGCGGTAATCTGACGGCCCTCACGCTGCTCTATAACCGCCGTGGGCGGCCGCTGTCCTATGGGGCTAACTTCGACCAGTGGAAGAAGGCTCGCCGCGCCGCGGGCATCCCTGACGCGCGTATCCACGATCTACGAGCCGTAGCGGCGACCTGGGCCAAGAAGCAGGGCAAGAACCCCACCGCGCTCCTGATGCATGCGAATGCTCAGCAGACCGAACGCTACCTCCGCGACAAGGAAGAACTCGTTGTCGACGGCCCTAGTTTTGGACATCTATTGGACGTCAACAAATAACCTTTTGAATAACAATGAAAAAAACATACTACAAATATAATCGTAGTACTTATACGAACGTAGGTTATACCTATGTTCCGTAAGACTATTTACGGGACATGTGTCCAATTCAGAACCCCTGAAATACCGTTAAAAACTGACGGTAATTCTGCATCAGTCGTCCGAGTATTGGACAGGCGAGACTACGCTCAGAACCACGAGTATGGGCAGACGACATGGGTGAAGTCATGACTGCAGATCAGCGCGGTCCCCAGGAATGGGACGACTGCGACGACTCCTTCGATGATGATTGGGATGGCGAGGGCTTGGAGGGAGACGACGAGCTAAGCAACTGTCACGCCTTCGTCGATGGCGGGGTGTTCGTCTGTGGCGCGGTCGGCTCAGAAGACTGCGACGAGTGTCCGTTCAACTGCGAGCTGGGCACCAAAGCCGACGAAGTTGATTATGAGGAAGAGTCAGATGACTGACCGGACATCGGATCTTGACTTCAAACTGGCTCCCACTCTAGAGGAGTCGGACGTGCGGGCATGGGTGGATCCGGAGCCTGATCTG